TGAGCAGGTTGGTTCTGCCCGAGCAAACGGGGGAGAAAAAACAAATGGTAACATGAAAGCAGTTGGAGACTTGAGTAGTGGACTGAAAAATAAACGATCAGTATGGACGGTGAATTCCAAGGGTTACAAGGGCGCACACTTTGCTGTGTACCCCGAGAACCTGATTGAGCCGTGTGTGCTTGCAGGATGCCCCAAGGACGGCACAGTGTTTGATCCGTTCACGGGCAGCGGCACGACTGCTGTGGTGGCACTGAAGAATGGACGCAACTACATCGGGACTGAATTGAATTCTGAATATGTGAAGATTGCAGAGGAACGGATCAAGGAATCTGTTCCACAAACACTTGAGGAGATTTTAAATGAGCAAGTTTAAGCCAATTGGAAAATGGATTTGGGTGCAGTCGCACCTTGGTGGTCAGACCGAAACCGAAGCGGGAATCATCTACAATGAAGTAGTGAAAACTCGGGACATTTGGGGTACGGTTGTGGCGATTGGTGATAAGATAACGGAAGACATACAGGTCGGAGACAAGGTTCTGTGGGATCGTACACAGAACAAGGGTCAAGGACATGACGGCAAGGACATGGTTCATCAGGATTGGATTTCGCTCGTTGAGCGTTAAGGACACACTTGGACTTCTACACTTCCGTTGACATTCGTGGCAAGAGCATCCTGTATCGTGGATGGAAGAACGGGCAGAGGCAACACCTCCGTATTCCGTTCTGCCCCACGCTGTACATCCCGTCCAAGGATACGGGTGAGTTCACCACCATCAACGGCAAGCCCGTGCAGCCCATTCAGTTTGACGGCATCGGGGAAGCCCGTGAGTTCATTGACCGTTTCAAGGATGTTTCCAACTACGACATCTACGGAAACACCAACTTTGTGTACCAGTATCTTTACAAGGAGTTTCCCAATGAAGTTGATTACGACTTCAAGTCCCTCCGCGTAGCCAACTTGGACATTGAGACATCGTGTGACGGCGGTTTTCCCACGCCATCTGCTCCCACGGAGCGGGTCATAGCGATCACGATCTCAATGGGTGACAAGACCTATGTGCTAGGGTTGGGAGACTTTCATATTGCGGGAGAGGGAGTTTCGTGCATTCCCTACGATGACGAGCGAGAACTGCTTGCAGGATTCATTGAACTGTGGAAGTTCCTTGATCCCGACATCGTGACAGGATGGAACATTCGCTTCTTTGATATTCCGTACCTAGTGGCGCGGATGAACCATCTTGAGGAAGGTTGGTCAAACTCCCTCTCTCCGTGGGGGCGGCTGCGAGAGATGACGGTGAATCGCATGGGGCGGGATCAAACCGCGTATGTGATCAGCGGCATTGCCCAATTGGATTACTTTGAGTTGTACCAGACATTCACCTATGTGAAGCAGGAGTCGTACTCCCTGAACCACATTTCCAAGGTGGAGTTGGGCGAGGAGAAGGTGTCGTATTCTGAATACGAAACCCTTCAGGAGTTCTACACACAGGACTTTCAGAAGTTCATGGAGTACAACTTCCAAGATGTGCGACTAGTTGACCGCCTTGAAGCCAAACTCAAACTCATGGAACTGGCAGTAGCCCTTGCGTATTCAGCACGGGTTAACTTTGAGGATGTGTTCTCGCAAGTCCGCACATGGGATGCCATCATCCATCATCACTTGATGGGCAAGGGCATGGTGATCCCGCAGAAGACAGACCACAAAAAGGACGAGCAGTACGCGGGTGCGTATGTGAAGGATCCGCTTGTGGGCAAGCACGATTGGGTGGTGAGTTTTGACTTGAACTCGCTGTATCCCCACCTCATTATGCAGTACAATATTTCGCCTGAGACAAAAGACACCAATCCTGTTTGGAAGCGAAACTCCATTTCGCCTGATGCCCTGTTGAGCCGAAATCGCGGCGAAAGCGTAAAGAATTTCATTGACCCTGCGGAATACCTGAATCAAGCGAAGGACGCAAATGTGTCTGTAGCAGCGAACGGAGTAGCGTTCCGCAAGGATCGCCACGGGTTCCTGCCTGAACTCATGGAGAAGATGTACGCAGAACGCAAGCACTACAAGAGCCTGATGATTGCCGCACAGAAGCGGTTGGTTGAATTGGACAAGAGTGCCCCTGCGGAAGAGCGGCAGCGCATTGAGTACGAGATTTCCAAGTACCACAACTTCCAGTTGGTGCGTAAGATTCAGTTGAACTCTGCTTACGGCGCAATCGGCAATCAGTATTTCCGCTTCTTTGATGTGGAACTTGCAGAAGCCATCACGCTGTCGGGGCAGTTGAGCATTCAATGGATCGGTGAGGCATTGAACCGCTTCTTGAACAAGGCTCTACAGACGGAGGGCGAGGATTATGTGATTGCGTCCGATACGGACTCCGTGTATCTGCGTCTTGGTGGAGTGGCTGCGCGGTGCAAGGACAGCGACACAGGCAAGCGCGTAGACTTCTTGAATGATTTCTGTGAACGGGTAATGCAACCGTTCATTGACAAGCAGTTTGCGGAACTGGCTACGAATATGAATGCCTACGCCAACAAGATGTCAATGGGACGCGAAGTCATCGCGGAGAAGGGCGTGTGGACTGCCAAGAAGCGGTATATGCTGTCTGTGTGGGATGCCGAAGGTGTCCGCTACAAGACCCCCAAGTTCAAGATCATGGGCATGGAGACTGCGCGTTCGTCCACTCCTGCGTATGTTCGCAAGGCACTGAAGACCGCGATTGAAACTGTTCTCATGGGTGATGAACCCACGCTACAGCAGTTTGTGATAAAGACAGAGCGGGAGTTCAAGTCCCTGCCTGTGGAAGAGGTTGCATCGCCTCGTTCCGTGAGCAGCATGGACGAGTACGCCAACGCGCTCACCATTTACAAGAAGGCTACTCCCATCGCGGTGAAGGCGGCTCTGCTGCACAACTCAATTGTGAAGCGACTCAAACTAGACAAGAAGTACCGCTTGATTGGTGAGGGCGAGAAGATGAAGTTCATCTACTTGAAGACTCCCAATCCCATCCACGAAGGCGTGATTGGTTTCCCCGTCACCATGCCGAAGGAGTTTGATCTTCAGAAATACATTGACTACGACACTCAATTCAAAAAGACTTTCCTTGAGCCTCTACGCGCCATCACCGATGCGGTGGGGTGGAGTCCCGAGGAAAGAAATAGTCTTGAGTCGTTGTTTGCGTGATTGCCTCCCTACATACAGTATCTAACCCCCTAACAAAAGGATTCATCATGGCTACTAAAATCGTGAAGGTTCAGACTGGCGAAGAACTCATTGCATCCGTCACCGAGAATTTTGAAGGCGACAAGATTGTGTCGTACACCTTCAAGAATCCGTGCATGGTTGTGCCCGTGCCCACCAAGGGCGGCGGTGCAAATATTGCGGTCGTGCCGTGGATGGCATCAGTCAAGGACACCAAGGTGACTGTGCCTGCGTCCTATGTCATGTTCACTGCTGATCCTGCTACGGATCTTGCAAACGAGTTCAACGGCGCGTTCAACGGGCTTGTGGTTCCCACCGCCAATGCCCCCCACGCAGGACTCAAACTCACCACCTGATGAGTACCCTAAATCTTGAATACCTGAAAGGTCTTCTCTCAAATAGAAAAGACCTGCTGCGGCGTGAAACTCAACAGATGATCGTTGACAAACTTACGCCGTTGGATACAATACGGGCTAACGAGTCCGAGATGACTCTCATTGACGCACAGATGAAAGAATTGGAGAAAGCATGAAACTAAAGGACATTCTGAAGGCAGCAGGAAACAAGTACGCCACCGTAGCCTCTGACGGCTTGGAGGGCAGCGATGTAAAGGGATTCATCTCCACGGGATCGTATGCGTTCAACGCGCTACTTAGCGGTTCCATCCACGGAGGAATGCCTGACAACAAGATCATTGCCCTTGCGGGTGAGCAAGCCACGGGCAAGACCTACTTTGCCCTGAATGTGGTGCGTGAGTTCCTGAACTCCGATCCCAACGCTATGGTGATGTACTTTGATACCGAGCAATCCATTACTTCCGATCTACTGCGGGATCGTGGCATTGACACCGACCGCGTGGCTGTGCTGCCTGTGGCTACAGTTGAAGAGTTCCGCCACCAGTGTGTGCTGTCGGTGGACAAGTACCTTGAAGCCGACAAGGACACTCGCCCCCGCATGATGATCGTGCTTGACTCGCTTGGAATGTTGTCCACCGAGAAGGAGATGAACGACACCGCAGAGGGCAAGAACACCCGCGACATGACTCGCGCACAGGTCACGAAGGCGGCGTTCCGCGTCCTGACCATCAAGTTGGGTCACGCACGGATTCCTCTGCTGATGACGAACCACACCTACGATGTGGTGGGTGCGTATGTGCCCATGAAGGAGATGGG